GAAGTTTGTTTCATTAATTCCTGGAGGAAAGAGATTTGATGTTTCTTTCTTCATAAAAGTTATTTCTATGGTTACTTGTCTCTTAACTGTTTCCTCTGTTTTGAAAAAAGGTTATGATCATTTTATGCATGGTCGTTCTAAACAAGGAAGGTTTAAACGTATTGCTGAATCGGCACGAGAGTATTCTGCTATGAAACCTATGTTTGGAGATGTTGTTGACCTTATAGCTGCTCCTTTTAGTTCACTATTTAAGCCCAAAGTTTTTACTTCTTATAAAAAAGCTTTCGTCAAATCAGCTTTGGTTTGCGCTTTTCTTTTATCCCCATTCTTACCCTTTTTAAAAGGCTTAACTGCTGGTGGTTTACCTAAGAAGTGGAAGAGTCATTTTGTTTCCAAAGGTAAAAAGTTTTGTAACTTTTCTATTGAAGGTGGTTCTTGTGACAACTTTGCTTTAAAAGGGCGCAATCAATGCTTTGAGCATGAAAGTTTTTTATGTGACTATTGTCAAGATGAGTTTTCTGATTTCTTTTATTCCTCTGTTGATTTGCATTCTGTTGATCAGTATCCTGATGTTAAAGCAACATCACCAATGGGTAGTACTATAGCTTGCTGTAGTCATTGCATGATTAAAACAATTTATGATAAAGTTCCTACGGTAGCAATGAATCATAAAGTTCAAGTTTCTCTCTGTATGGAGATGCCTACTCGTTCTTTTGATCTTTTATGTTATTCTAATGGAAGTGTCCAAATTTTGGTTCAAAGAAATGAGTATTTCATAACTAAACTCTGTAGTGAAAAACAAATCAATGCTGAAATGTTTAAGTATGAAAAGTGGTGCGATTCTCAAGGTACTCATCCTGGATTTAGAACAAAAGAAGAAGAAGAATTCATTGATCAGTCTTTGGAAAAACATGATATTGTCAAAAAGAAAAAGAAATTTGAAGAAAAGGAGAGGCAGAATCTTGCTGCTTTAGCTTCTGAAGATAATGATGATGGAGCCACTCCTGCAACTTCCACTACTGTGTTTTTTAATGAGCCTGATAGTGTTGATGTTGTTCCTAAAGAAAAAGAAAAAGTTGAGTCTCATGTTGATACTGATGAAGAAGATGATGAAAAGTCTGAAGAAGATGATGTTGAGTCCGAAGATGATTTGACCTTTGGATACATAAAACAAGGAAAGAAAACTTTTACTTCTGTTCAAAAAAGAAAGATGAGAGTTTTTAGAAAACGTAGTGTTGCTTTTAAGAAAAAGAGGAATCATTGTTCTAGTAATGCTCGTTTCAATAAATTTATGGCTGATAATTACACCAATGATCCTTTTGCTAATTATGAAAAAACAAAAGGAATAAAAAAGGAGATGAAAGGAAATTCCTCCTCTTATGGTGCCACTTTGTTGAATTCTTCTACTTGTTCTTGTTTTCGTTGTAGTCCTGGTTATTTTTCAGGTTTATATTGGCTTTCTTCTGGTTTAATT